TAGCAGGCATAGCGAACAGTGACGCTTGCCCATCGGCTACCCATGCCTCGCGGTTGTATACCATGTGGCGATTAGTGTGCAGCGCTGGTAGCTCGTAGCCCTTGTTGCTAAAGCCCAAGTCGCTAGGTCGCTTTACCATAATTGACCACTGGTTCACCCATGCGAAAAAGTCGCGCTCGGCATGTGGCTTTAGGTAAAACTTTTCGCCAATGTTTCGGTTATTGCTGTCAACGCTGTTCTGATTACTGCGGAAAAATTTGCCGAGCATATCCATGTAGCCCATATAACCCAAAGCCTCGGAGCTATTGCCTAGCTCTATAAAATCGTTAGGCGATGGTGTAGCAGTAGACAGCAAGCGGTAGCGCACGCGCTTTATAAAACCGATAATTTGCTCTTTGGTTTTGCCATCAAAGTTTTTGAGAATGCTGGATTCATCTAGCAGCACCGCTTCAAAATCAGCAGGGTCTAGCAAGTGCAGTCGTTCGTAGTTGCATACAACAATGGATTTGTCAAACTTGCCTGTTTTGGTGTGGCAAATATCGTCAATGCCTAGCTTTTCGGCTTCTTTGATAAACTGAAACGCAACGGCTAGCGGCGTCAAAATCAATACACGCTTATTAGTTTTTTTAACCACGTTGTAAGCGAAGGATAACTGCATAAGCGTTTTGCCAAGGCCCGTATCGGCAAACAGCCCTACGCGGCCTTTTTTGACAGTGCGACTGATAATTTCCTGCTGAAAATCAAACGCACAGTCAGGCATCCACACGGGGTCAAAACCCTGATTCCCTATACTGTGGCGCTTGGCCTGTATAAATTCGTGATATTCCATGACCGCTCCTAGTTGTATTGCCTTGCCTGTCAAATACTGCCACCCCTATCGCGGGACGGCTAATTGATTTTGTTTATTGGCTTTGCTGTGTTGATAGCCAATCGCTAAACGCTTGCCATGCAGCTTCCCAGCCTAGCGCGACACAAACGAAAGCCCCAGCGTTATGCGCCGCCTCAAGGTACTCAATTTGCCCATCTTGCCAACCGCACTTGGTGTGGTCGCGCCGCTTTAGCTCACACACAAACGATGGCGCGCCTGGAATAACGATGTCTGACGCCCCTACACTCATGCCCTCGGCCTTTTTCTTGTCAATGCTGCTATGTTGTCCGCCAATTAGCTGGCCTTCGTTGCGTGGATGCAGCGCTATTCGCCCATAGCTGTTGGGGTATTTTGAGCGTAGCTGATTAAAGAAAGTGATCTGCTCGGCAGATTCAAGGGGGCATTTGCCCCGAAAGCTGGCGTCGCCGTACACAGCTAAAAACTCTGGAAACTTCATTCAATACCCCTTACTTCGAAGAACTTGCTTCCGCGCTTTTTGGCGAATGCAATCGTGGTTGGTCGTGTCGCATCGCTAAAGCTGTCAATGATGGCTTGATTGTCCGGTAGCGATTCACCAAATACCGCCATACACCAATCGGCAGCGCGTTTACGCATCCAGTGGCTGTTATGCTCAGGTGCGATGTAGTCGTACAAGTGATGCGGGTGCTCGTCAACGTCATAGCGAACCTTAATCATCGGGATTCCCGAGCTACTGGTATGTTCTACCGCAAACCATCCGGTAATAGGCGCAATGCGTAGGCGGTACGGGTCGGAGGCCATTTTAATAGCTTCCTCGCGTAGCTTTTCGTTCGGGTCGATAATCTCAGCCTTGCAGGTAGTGCAATACCGCGCCGCAATATCGTTTTCACCGCCGCACTCAGGGCACTGCTTGAAGCTCCATTTATGCCCGCATTGCGTGTGGTGACCTGCTATCAGAACTTCACCCTGGCAGCGCCTGCCGTAATGCGCTGGCAGCGGCTGGCCTTCGGCTACTTCGATGCGTTGACCTGCAAGGTCGGTAAAGTAGCCTTCATCGTCAATGCCAAATCCTTCATCGTTTTTGCGTGCGCCGAACGTATTTACGTGCGCGCACATGGGACATTTGACGTTCATCGGCTCGCTAGGCGTTGCCCGCTTGGCGCATATATCCGGTTCAAAAACGTCACCGCCGGGGCAATGCCGCTCGATGTTTTCGGCATAGTCCAGAATTAGGCAATCTTTTTTGCCGTCATGCAATCGCAGGCCACGTCCTATAATTTGCTGTAGCAGCGAGACCGATTCCGTAGCGCGCATAATCGCCACCACATCAACGTGAGGAGCATCAAAGCCTGTCGTTAGCACTGACACATTGACCAGATACTTCACTCGCTGCGCTTTAAAATCGGCCAGTATTTGCCGCCGCTCTTTTTTGTCAGTTCCCCCGGTCACGATGCGCGACAGAGGCGGCGGCAACGATTCCATAATCTCTTGAGCGTGCTGTACCGTGGCGGCGAAGATCATTACGCCATAGCGATGCTGCGATTGGTTCACAATGTCCGAAACGATGGCGCTCGTTTTGCGCCCACGTCCGACAAACGCGGCATCGACCGTTACCGATGACCACTGGCCGTTGCGGTTTTGCGTTAGCCCGCTGGTGTCGTAATGCTCTGCCGTTTGCTCAAAGACGGGTGGCGTTAGGTAGCCCGCGTCGATAAGTTCACGCGCCCCGATACTGTATACCAGCGTGTGAAAAAACGGGTCAATGGCCTGCGTTTCGTCAATTGCGCCATGCTGGTAGTGGTTGCCATAAATGTACCCGGTGCCCAAGCGAAAAGGCGTGGCTGATAGCCCTATCACGCGCAATTTAGGGTTTTGACTGCGCATGTGATCCACGATTTTCATTAGCGTGGGCGTCACGCCGTGTGCTTCGTCGATAATAATTGCAGAAAACTGTTTCCCAAACTTCCTAACTTGATTACTGGCAGTACCCGGAGTGGCGAAAACGACGTTATGACGCATCTCTTTCTTTCCAAGCGATGCGCTGAATATACTAGCTTTCTCTCCAAGCGCTGTGTACTTAAAAAAATTCTGCTCTGTAAGCTCGCCGCTTGGCGCAATACACAAAACTTTTTTACCGCTCATGCGGTGTATTTCATTGGCGATCGCTGCAATGATATGGCTCTTACCTGAACCCGTTGCAGCCTCTACCAAGCAGGGGTCGAGACAGGTCTTAATCCAGTCAATGACGGCGTCGTGGGCTGCCTGTTGGTAGGGTCTTAGGGTATACATCAAAACGGCCCCTCCGCCGCATCACCACCCGGCACATCAATCGGCTTTGCGCTAAATGCTTTGGCAATTGCCATATAGGTAGGATCATTCAGCATGCCGTCATCAAGCGAGCGCTTCATCTCATAGCTGTTAAATACGGGCTTGGTCGGGTGCGTTGCGCCGGGCGCAGCCATACAAAAATGTTCGTACTCCACTAGCGGCACGCTGCCATCGACGTTGACCATCTTAAAACCCATGCCTTCCATCAACTGCGGGTGCATAATGTGCTTTTCGCATGGCGTTTCGCATCCGTCGCTGCTGTGCGGGCATTCAAATTTGCCATCGTTGACGCTCACATTAGCGCAAGTGCGACAATCAATTTCCGGCAGCGTCTTGCCTTCGCAAACGCTCTGGTGCTGGCAGAAACGGCACTTATACGACTTGGTAGGTGCTGGATAAGCGTCGCTCGCAATCAGCCCTTCAATGCGCTCAGTCTGTAATTGCGCGTAGGGCTTTTCGTAATTCACTTCTTCGGTGTGTAGCTCGCTGGTGTTTTTGTTGATAACGACAAATAGCGCTTTGGTGAGTTGGTTGCCCTTTGCGCTCAGTTGAGCGCTGTGATGCATATAGAGTTGCACCTGGGCAAAGTAGTTGTCCGGCACGCCTGTTTTCAGCCACGCTTTAAAACGGCTGTCGTTAGCGGTTTTCATTTCCAGAAGTTGGAAACCGTCTGGCAGTACGGCAATCCCGTCAATATGCCCAAGGCTGGTGCCGTAGCTATTTTTCAGAGCCGCTTCGCGCATCCCGATTTTGACGCCTGACGTTTCCAGCCACTTCACCATGCACTCCTCTAGCGCGTGGCCGATGTCAAACGTTCGTTGCGTTTGTGGCTCAACCCATTGCGGGCTAGCGCGGCGTAGTGACAACCACATGCGCCTATCACATTCAGACCACATGCTGGCACTGATGCTGTTGACTGCCCGGTGCTTTTGGTTCGCTGCCATCGCCTTGTCTATTGTGAGTGTGTCCATAATTGATCCAATAACGGGGATAAAAAAGGCCGCCGCAGCGGCCTTGTGGCGGGATGGATTAGAATCCAATATCGCCATTCATTGCATTGGTATCTGGATTATTCGTTTCTGTTTGCTCGGCTGGCTGCTGTTGCGGTTGTGCAGCGGGCGCTTGCTGTTGCGGCGCAGGTTGTGCGGGCGCTTTGGCTTTGCCGCTAGATACAGCTTGCACCCAGTTGCCTGACATTGGTTGCCCCTGGTCGTTTTCCATCTCCCACACCTCAACCTTAATCACCATCGGCTTATTGCAGAGATTGGACATCAGATCCATATCGGTGGGTTCTGCGTTGAGCTGCATAATCTTGCCGCCACAGTTGGCATCAATCGCGGCCAACATGCGAATAGCCTTGTCGCGCTTGTTCGCATCGGTTTCGCACACCTGCACCTTCTGGAAAACAACGCGCTTTTTGTATTCGCCGTCTACCACGTCCCAACGTAGCTTGATGTGGCGGTTATTGTATTGGCCGCCATCGTCCCACTTGGCTTCCACGATCATGGCTTTGAGCTGTGTTCCCGCCGGGATGGGTGGCAGGTTGCCGCCACCCATTTCAGCGGTGCCGTTAGTAGAAGGTGCAGTGCCGTCGGACATTTTGAAGAATGACATAATCTTGGTTCCTTTTCGGGTTTATTCGGCGGTGGTGATGCTGGTTACGCTAGTGGATTTTTTACGGTACGGCTCAACGTCAACATCCGGTGCAATATCGGATAGCGCCTTTTTATAGTCAACGCTGCCTTTGCGTTCGATAAATTTAACAGCTACGCCTGATCCGCGTGCGTCAGTGTCGGTTAGCTCCAGCAGCGTGAGCTTGGCTTCTTGCTCTGCTTGCTGTGCGTCTTGCAGCGCGTGCTTGGCCTTCATGTAAGCACTAGCGGCTTCGCGCCATGCCATGTCGTTGCGGGTTTCCATTGTTATGCGTCCTCCTTCAGGCTCTCAATGTACGGTGCAAGAGGGTTGGTACCGATGGCAAAATCAATGTTATCGGTGATGCCGTAGCGGTTTTTGGTGATACTGGCGGGCGTGGCGTGCATCGTGATAATGCGGTTGCCATTGCCTACGGCCTTCTTTCTCTTTTCATCATCGCCCATCGTGAACGTTTCTAGGCGCACCAATGCTACACCGCTCACATCATCGACATACGGAGCCATACTGCGCTTGTTGAGGCGTAGCGAATAGCGGCTGTAGGGGTCTTGGTCGGGCAGGTCGAGCGTATCAATTTCAACGTGTGCCAAGAACAGAACATGGATGCCCTTGTCTTGCAGCAAAGTGGCCGCCCGGCGTACCCGCTGATGCAGTCCACCAACGGCCATGAAGCCAGCGCCATAACCGCCCATCGCCGTGGTGATGCTTTTCGGTTTCTTGGGGTCGCTGTCAACGATGTGCTGCTGAAACAAGCGCTCCAAGGCGGTCACGCTGTCAATGACCACGGTTTTGAAGTGGTGTTCCTCGCTGACAAGTCCATGCAAGTCTGCCCATAACTGGTCAACGCTCTTTACCTCGGGTAGTTCTGCGATGTTGTCTTTCAAAGACGCCGGGATGCCTTCGGTGCCATCTTCCACTTTGATGAATACAGGGGAGGGGAAGGCAGCGGCAAAGGATGTTTTACCCACGCCCGGTTCGCCCAAAATCGTCATAATGACGGGCTTTGATTGTGGCTTGCTGATGCGGTCTAAGATGCTCATGTGTTTTGCTCCTATGCGTGCTGCGTAAGGTGTTTTATGCTGACATGGGAAACGATAGCAAACGCAATCGACGGTTGCAAGCATGAATTGAAAAAACTATGATAGACGCATACCAAACGGAGGCCAACGAATGAAAACACGCGAAATGATGGCGCTACTTGAAAGCGCTAGCTACCCAATGAAGCTAGTGGCTATGCAGTCCGGCGTAAGCTATATGAAGGTTTTTCGTTACATGCGACGCGATGGCAAGCTGACGCCGGATGAAAAATCCAAGCTGTGGCGCTTTGGAAAGATGCAACCCGTAGTTGAAAAGGCATTAATGATTGAAGTTGAGGAGGGTGAGTGATGACTTGTCACGTATATATGATAAAGGCAGGCGATTATTGCAAAATTGGAATTACTGGCAGATTGGATTCCAGGCTTCGAGCAATAAAAACATCAAACCCTATGGAAGTATCTTTAATCGATAGTCAGCAATATGACAATAATCAAGACGCCATAGCAGTCGAAAAAGCGATACATGAGCATTTTGGCTTTAAGTTCGGTCGCGTTAGGGGCGAGTGGTTTAATTATTGTGCAAAATCATCCCATGCTGAATTTTGTATGCTCACATCAGGAAGGTATTCGGCTGAGGCTATGCGCTCATACCGCGATGCTTACGAAGAAATAACCAATCATCGCAACTACTCAGAAGAAACAAGGCTTGTGCTTTCAGAGAATTATTGGGGTTTAGAGGCTTTTAGCATGTTTAGAGATGATCTGAAGTCAACGCCGATTATTGATAGCACGGATTTTCGCAGCATTTTAGATTACCTGAACAGTGCAGAGGAATAACAATGTCTATCAATCAACTGTACGACTACGCGGAAGGAGGCTTCCGCGTTTTTCCGTTGTGGGGCATGGTGAGCGGAAAATGCGAATGCCACGACGATGAATGCAGCAATCCCGGCAAGCATCCACGGGTATCGTCCTGGCAAAACTCGCCATTCAACGATGACGAACAGCTAGATGCCATGAGCCAGTACCTTGTCACCACGGGTTTTGGCGTTTGCCTGGATGCCCATTTGGTGCTGGACATCGACCCCCGCAATAATGGTGATAAATCGTTCGATAAGCTGTGTACTGATCTGGGTATTGACCTACGCAAAGAGTCACAGTTTATCGTTGAGACAGGCGGCGGCGGGTGGCATATCTACTTTAAGGTGCCTGCCGACCAAAAATTGATGGCGCATCATAAGGATTATCCCGGCGTTGACTTTAAGAACGGCACCAGCGGAGGGTCTTTTGTCGTGGGTGGCGGCTCGCTTCACGCCAGCGGAGCAGAATACACGTTTGAAAAAGGCCATCCGCAAGATGTGGATTATGCGCCTGACGCGCTACTTGACATGCTGCAAAAGCGCGAAGTGCGCAACAAGTCGCTCGATGGCGTCGAGGTGTCTAACCAAGAGATCAAAGACGCGCTAGAGCACCTAAGCCCAGACGCTAGCCGTGATGAATGGGTGTCTTATGGCATGGCGATTCACGACGCCACCAACGGCGAGGGCATCCACCTATGGGATGAATGGTCGGCTAAAGGCTCGAAGTATCGCGGTTTTGAGGACATAGAGCGCTGCTGGCATAGCTTCGGAAAATCCACCAACCCGATACGCATTGGAACGTTATTCCGCGACGCTGAAAACGCCGGATACATTCGCCCGGTGACGTTTGACTATGATCCACAGTTTGACACTGCGCAGAGTGGTAGCGTTGATGATGACGATTCAGCGCCGGATGATATAGACGAAGTGGACGCACCAAAGCCCAAGCACGTCAAAATGCTGGAAGCGCTGCTTGCCAGTGACGATGCAGAAATGTTGCGCGTTGCCAACATGCAATGGCTGATTGATGGTCTGATTCCGGCTGAGTCGTTTGGCGTGGTGTTTGGTGAGCCTGGGTGTGGTAAGTCGTTTACGATGGTTGATATGGCGTGCAGTGTTGCCAGCGGCGAACAGTGGCAAGGCATTGATACGGGTGATGAAGGCATCGTGGTTTATATCAGCGCCGAGGGCGGTAACGGTATGCGGTTCCGTAAGCGCGCATGGGAGCAAAAGCACCGCAAGGCACCGCTGATGCGGGTACTACCCATGACCACCATCATGGATGACCCAAAGGATGTTGGGCAGTTGGTGCAAGTGCTTAGGGAGTACAAAAAGCGGATCAAGCAGCCCATCAAGATGATCGTGGTGGATACGCTCAACCGCTCGATGATGGGTAATGAGAACGACAATAGCGACATGGCCGACTTTGTACGCGGCTGCGAGAAGCTACAGCATGAGCATAAGTGCGGCGTGGTAGTCGTTCACCATAGCGGCAAGGATGCAGAGCGCGGGGCGCGTGGTGCCAGCGCATTGAAGGCGGCAACGGATTTTGAAGTGATGGTGGGTAAGAAGGACGACATAATCACCGTGACGCATACGCGCGCCAAGGACGTGGAGCCGTTGCCGCCCGTGATATGCCGTGCAGAGGTCGTTGTCATTGATGGATACCTAGACTACAAGGGTCGCGAGATAACGTCACTAGTGCCTATGGCGGCTAATTTTGGCGATGAAATGCGGGCTGCCAGCATGATGAGCGAACGTGAAACCCTGCTGCTAGACATCGTGAAGCGTGAAGCGTTGGCGGCGGGGTCTGCTGATATGTCGTGTGACAAGTCCCAGGTGCGTGAATCGTTTGGCGACGAACTAGGCGTTTCTGGCGGCGCATTAGCACAAGCGCTATCCAAAAACCTGAAATTACTACGCGACCGGGGCATGGTGGAGTATGACCGCAATGAAATCAAATACACCGCTTTTTGATCAAAAAATGATCAATTCATGTATAAACATATAGAAAAACATCACCAAAATGCCCGGTGATAACATTTTGTTACAATACTAAAATCACCAAAGTTTACTAAAATCACCGATTTTATCACTCGGAAAAATTAAACAAAAACATACTGTTATAGAAAATCACCGAGAAATCACCGTGATCGTAATTTGCTTGTTAAAATCACTCACTCTTTCCCCCTCTAAGAAGGGGGAAAGTGGTGATAACCGGGTGAAGTGATTTAGAGATAATCGGCTTCACAATAGCCAAAAACTTAATTTTTAGGCTTACCGAT